TCCACTACCTTTGCTGTATTGAAGTTTGTGAGACCTGCAGGCATCAGCGTAGAGGAGGGTATCAATACCCTCAAGTGTGAAATCAAGAAGCTCGCCAAGACCAAGAGCGAGACCTTCAGCTATATCTGCGGGGAGACCGTTACCTATGGAGAGGTTGTGCTCACCATGGTTGGTTTTGCAGCTGTGATGGCGATGGTCATGATTGGTGGTTTCATTTTTGGAGGGGAGGTAGCATGATGAAGAAAAGTAGAAACCGTAGAAGACGCACAGCAAAGCTGACTACCAAGGACATCAGCAAGTGCCAGTACTTCATGAATATAGGCAAAAAAATGAACGCCCATAAGGTGGAACTCAAATTTCAGAGAGCCAACAAAACTATTGGTTCTGTTGCATTCATCGAGGATGCTCCACACAAGCAGACTGTTATCCGATGGCATGATCATCGCTACTATGCACTTCGATTTGGAGCTAAAGAGGCTAAGCCACTCAATATGACTTTGGCCAAGTGGAAATCTATAAACAACGATTAGGTATGAAAAAGAATAAGAAGAAAGTCAAGATAGACGTTATCTTGCTATATTTCCGCCGCCGTCGCATCCGCGATGCGCTCATGAAACGCTGGTGGGAGCTTGAAGCCAAGCGCAAGGAACTGTACAAACTGGTGGAGTATGCCAAGATTCAGTCAAGATACTGTGTTAATCTGGACTGCCACCGCATTGTCGGCAGATACCTCAGTGAACTGGAGCGAGAGGAAATCCGTGTTACCAGACTTCAGACCAAATACGACCTTTGGGCTTCCCGTCTGAGCTACTGGGTTGATCTCTATGAGACCGCATTAAACCGACAGCACCCAGATGACGGTATTTAAGTTTAACCCTTTAAAAAATGAATATTATGCCAGAAAATAATGATTGGTTCGATAGTGAGCAGTTTGAGCGAGATCTGCTCAACGCTTACTTCCACTTTCGCAATAACCTTCCGATGAAGGATGCAGACACCGGTCTTGACTACAAGAAGAGTTTCAAGACCACCGCAGACATCGCCACGGAACTTGACGACATGGGCGGTGTAGGTACAGACACCATCAACCGCTACATGCTGGAGCATGACTACCAGGTAGCCACGCAGCCAGACGGTACCGTGGCATGGGCTATATGGGAGAGAGTTGTCAGGCCAGACAGCCTGGTTTAAGTTAAAAACTCATATATTTTATTATACTACCATGTGTTATGCATAATTTTTCGTACCTTTGCAGCACGAAAAATTTTACAAAGTTTTGAAATGCTTTGATACGGCTGGCCGCCCGTGAGGGTAGTCAGCCGTATTTTTATTTTTATCCTCTCCATATTATCTTTGCATCAAAAAAGATAATATATGACCATCACATCACTTCCGTCGGGCAGTTTCTTCCTTGAGAACATCCCCGACATCGATATTCTTACGGCCAAGACCCGCCTGCTCGTCACCATCAAGATAGGTGATGATACCATCTACGATGAGTATCTCTATCCTGCCGATGGAGAGATCAGAGTGAGCGACCTTGCCGACATTTTCCGTCCGTATGCACGCCGGAGGCTGGCAGTCACAGCCACCATCACCATCGCCGAGCAACAGGTTCCGGACTCCGGAGACACCGACTCGGCAACAGTCACCGATACGCAGACAGCCAACCTGCAGGTCTACTATTCTACCGTAGACATCGTGGGCGTGGACTGCTCTACATTCCTCACCACCCACTTTCTCACCCTGCTAGAGGGACACAAGACCACCTACATGGGGCGACTTGAATATCTCCACTACATGGGCAAGGACACGGCAACAGTCACCGCACACTTTTCCGACAAAACCACAAAATTGTTTACCGCACCAGCCACCGGCGGCAATGACATCTACACCACCATCGACGTTTCTCCGTCAAGATTCGAGGCAGAGGGCACCGACCTTCTCTACTACGTGGTAGAGGCAGGCTCACGCTCAATGACCTTCATCATAGACAGCGAGGAGCGTGACGTGGCGCCTACTCTGCTCTTCACCAACAGCTTCGGCTGCCAGGAGCTCATCTACTGCACAGGCAAGCACGAAGTAGACCCGCAGTACACCCGCGATGCAGCCTACATGGGCGGCATCAGGGTAAACTACCGCATCACAGAGCAGCGCACCTTCAACGCCGATACGGGTTATCTGGGCACAGACATGGCAAACTGGGCAGATGATCTCTTCCGCTCAGACGAGGTCTATCTGGTCAACTTCATCGGCGGGGTAGCCAAGGTGGGCAAGCGTGTCACCCTCTCTGACTCAAAGTCCAAGCGCGACAACCTGCGCGACAGCGTGCCACGCTTCACCTTCAGCTACACCTACGCCCAGCGCCAGCACAACGTGCTTGACCTGCAGCGAGCCGGCCGTATCTTCGACAACACCTTTGATAACACCTTCAACTGATGAGACGCACGGCTTACCACCTCACAGAGGTGCTGCGCCTACTGGCCAAGGCAGAGCGAGACCGCTCTACCATTAACCTGAAGGCGTGGACATCAGACGGCGAGACCGTCGACTATACAGGATGGCTGGTCAGGGGCAGTAGCTGGCGTGGCGGTTTCCATCGTCTCGTCAACCCGGCAAATGCCGAGGTTCGCACCGTTCCGGACATCTACATTCACCAGTTCCTGGGCTTACCAGTATATTTATGACATGAAACAGAAAAAATATCAGCTTCAGCAAGTAGGAACCAGTGGTTCCTACAGTCGCTACGCTCTCGTGGCAGAGGGCGTGAGCAGGGTTACAGACTCCACCACCATCGAGCAGCAGTATGGAAAGGATACCAGTTTTCTGGGTTCCGGAGAGGTGGGCGACGCCACAACGGGCATTTTGGAGGTTCCGGGCGGAAAACTCTACGAGTATGTAAACTATGGCGATGACAACGACATGCCATACACCCTGCAGCAGTTGCTGCGCCGCAACATGGTGGCGCAGCGAGCCATGGCTTTCAACGTCCAATGCTGCTACGGCCAGGGCGTGCGCTTCATGGACCGGGAGACCAAGCAGGACACTACCGACAGCGAGATACGCGACTTCTGCCTGAAGAACTCCATCCACGAGGTCTTCATGCAGCAGGCCACCGACATGAAGTTCTTCTTCTGGTCGGTAGAGGTCATCATCCTGAGCCGTGACCACTCCAAGATAGTCAACATCCGACACAAAGACGTTTCCTACTGCCGCCTGGAGGTACCAAATGAGAAGGGGCGCATAGAGCATGTCTTCTTCGGCGACTTCCGCAACGTCATGTCGCCTGTCCACACCGAAGTCATTCCGCTCCTCGACTTCTACGACCCGCTGGGCGACCTCATGGCGCGCATGGGCAAGGCACCCGACCCATACACAGGCATCACGGGCAAGGCACCCGAGATGGGCAAGGACTGCAAGTTTGCCATCATCTCACGCATCCCGACACCCGGACTGCAGTACTATCCGATACCATACTATGCCAGCATCTTCGACGATGCCTGGTACGACATCTACCGTCTCATCGGTATCGGCAAGCGCTACATGATCAAGAACACGTCCGCTCCACGCATCCAGATAGAGGTGCACCGCGACTACTGGGAAGAGCTCTGCAACAACGAGGACATCATCGACCCGGATAAGCGCAAGGAGCGCATCCTGCAGGAGAAGGACAACATCATCAACTTCGTGTGCGGACCGGAGAATGCAGGCAAGGCGCTCATCACGGGCTATTACTTCGACCCCAACGGCAAGGAGCAGCGCATGGTGCGCATCATCAACCTCTCCGAGGGCAGCAAGAAGGAGGGTGGCGACTGGGCTGACGACATGAGCGAGGCATCCAACGCTCTCTGCTTCTCGCTGGGCGTACATCCAAACCTCATCGGAGCCACACCAGGCAAGAGCCAGATGAACAATTCCGGCTCAGACAAGCGAGAGCTCTTCATCCTCAAGCAGTCGCTCGAGAAGGCCTGCCACGACATCATGTGCAAGCCTTACCACGTCATCTCCCACTACAATGGCTATGCCGACCGAGGAGTGACCGTAGACGTGCCGATGATAGAACTCACGACACTAGACAAAAATAAGGACCAACAGACATCAATAGTTTCAAACAATGGCAAAAATGAAGATTCAAATCAGCAAGGATGACTTCGAGCAGAGCATCCTTGCAGCCACCAGTTCGCATTCTGAGGTGTTCGAGTCGGTGGAACCGCATTTTAAGGAGTCCTATCTGCGGCTCAGCCAGCAGATACTGGGCGAGGTAGGAGAGGCGGCACTGGAGACCAGCGACGACCTGCGTGAAGCAGTCATCAAGGCGGTGTGCCTCGATGCCTTCCTCGGCGTAGTCAGACACCTCGACCTCGTGCTTACGCCTACAGGCTTTGGCGTTGTGGCCAACAACGAGGTCACTCCAGCCAGTTCCTCCAGAGTAGAGGCACTCATAGAGCAATGCCGCATAGCCCTCATCGTGGCTCAAGACACAGTCATGTCTCATCTCACCGTAGTGTCAGGATGGGGAAGCACCCTCCAGGCTCAGCAGGGCATACAGACGGTTGTGTGGAGCATGGAGGGCTATTGCTATCTCACGAGACAGACCAGCATGACCTCCAAGGACTGGATGTCCAAGCTGGCAGCCATGCAGGAGGCAGACGCCACCCTTCGCAAGCTGGTGTCAGACGAACAGATGGATGACATCATGTGTCTGGTCAGAGGTGTGAGAGAGGGCAATGAGTTTGAAGGCTGCGTGCGCCTCATGCTGAGCCGCAGCCTGATCATGTTGGCCAACGACATGCTGTCGGCATACTCCAACGAGCGTGCGAGACTGCTCAGATACTTCGATGCACATCTCGATAACTTCCCAATATATGCGGATTCATCGGCATATAAGGCTAACCATTTCAAAGAGTTCAACAATGAAAAATCAAAACCTGCCTTCGTTTTCAACGCATAAAGATGGTACACAAGAGTTCAATTTCGAGGCGCCGTCATCGTGGGCGGAACTTTCAGAGGATCAGTTGTGCTATGTCCTCAGCATCATGTCGACGTTCCAGGATCATACCGTTGTCAAATGCTACCTTCTCGCAAGGTTCTGCGGTCTTACCGTACATAAGTACACCCGAACCGGGTGGAAATGCAGCGTTAAATGCGGTGAAAGCGACGAAAATGGCGATACTAAGACTGGGAAAGTGCGCGAGAGAGTCCTGTATATCAGCGCTGCAGAAATCCTCTCCCTGCTCAAAAACTTCGATTTCATCGACTCATTTACGGACTTTCGGCCTCTACAGGTCGCAAGTGACGTTCAGCTGACGGCAGTAAACAGCCTGCTTCACGAGATCAGCTTCTACGATTACCTCAATATCGAGAAGAACTACCAGCTGTTCATGCTCAAGCAGGAGGACAGATTCCTGCTGAAAATGGCGCATCTCATGTACAGGACAGCAGGCGGTTCTTCCGATGAAACCGCCAATTTCGAACCTTATGAGCTCCTCGGAGTCTTCATGTGGTTCTCGAGCGTCAAGGAGTATTTCGCCGCCAACTTTCCTCACTTCTTCAGACCAGCCAAAGAGGGTGGAGAACTGCGGCGTGAGGACATCCTGCCAGCCATGCAGGCGCAGATCAGGGCACTTACCGATGGTGACGTGACCAAACTGCAGGCAGTCTACAATACAGACTGCTGGGCTGCACTCACAGAGCTTGATAACAAGGCACGAGAGGCAGAGGAGTTCAAGAAGCGCAACAGGCAAAATAGTTAAAATAACAGCACATGACAGAGAAAATCTTCGATTCCATCGCCTATTTCAAGCAGCTGGCTGCCGAGTGCAGAACCTGCAAAGAATATAATTTCGTCGCAACGGAGTGCTCCGGACCTGATTCCATCCAGGGAGTCATGCAGCAGTTCCGCAAGGCATCCAACTTCATCATGGTCTCAGACACCGTTGACAGCAACACCCATTCCATCGGAGAGGGTTTCTTCGACCGCAACGTCTATACCGTCTGGATCCTGGCAGGGTACCGGCGCGATGACATGGCAGACCGAGAGGCGAAAATGAATATCTGCAGATATATCTTCCGACAGTTCCTCAGCCGTATGCTCCACGACAAGAGCCGTGAGGCATACGACGGGCAGATGGAGTTCCTGGACCTCACGCAGGTCTATTCGAGCGAGCTGGGCAGATGGTCCATGAATGGCGTCACAGGACTCTACTTCATGGTCACATCAGACGAACCTATCGACATTCAGTATGACGAGAGCCTATGGCAGACGCAGCAGTAGATGATCTCCTCAGATATGAGCGAGGCTGGACTAACGCCATGGGCGACTACTGGAGAGAGCGCATGGAGCGGCTTCGTACCATCGATACCGGCCGCCTCTACGCTTCCATCAAGGCGCACCTGGAGCAGGGCTCTGTGACAACCATTGAGCACAACTTCCTGCAGTACGGTATCTATGTAGCTGCAGGAGTAGGACCGGCACATGAGTGGTACAAGTGGACCGAGGCACAGGGAGGCGAGAAAGTCCACCGCATCAACAACGGCGACCTCAAATTCCTGGGCGATGAATACCGCCGAGACAACAATCTCGAGAAACCGAAGAAAGTGGGCCCAGCCTGGGGCGGTCGCATCGCCGGTGGCGAACCTAAAGGCTGCCGTGACTGGTTCTCAAAGAAGTACTACTCATCTGTCATGAAGCTCAACGAGCATGAGGCTACCTTCTACGGCGACCGGTACAATGGTCTGATGGCATCAGCCCTAACCGAAATCTTCAGGGGCATAGGAGCAGCACGCAACCTCTAGGGAGCGTATTTTTACCGATTCCATCGTCATATTATCTTTGCATCAAAAAAGTAAAATGGCATACAAATTAGACAAGAGTGCACTTCAGACCCTTTTCGAGGGCATCAGAGACGAGCGACGTCTGCAGGCCAACACGGCAAACCGCATCGGCAACGCTTTCCTCTCGCTGCTGCATTTCTGTGCGGACGAGACCTCCGAAGCCTTTCTCAGCCGCAAGCATGACGATGCAGCCGAGGGCATGATTACCTTCCTGCGTGGACTCATTTCCGAGCAGATGGCGCAGCTCAAGGCGGGTGCACAGTTCGGTGACTTCGTCTCCGGGCTGTACAACGGCAAGGGCGCGCAGGTCGATGCCAATGGCAATGCAGAGGTTGAGAGCATCACCGTCCGCACATACATGCGGGTCATGGAACTGATTGTCAACCGCCTGTCAGCGCAGGAGGGTGACACTTTCTTCACCGAAAGCGACACCATCGAGAGCGTTGACAGTCTGGGCGATGATTGCTATGGCTTACACCTCCGCTCCAAGTATAGTGGATACTTCACGGCTCAGCATGTGGGCAACGTCATCAAGGGCGTGGTCAACAACATCGCTTCGGCAGCCAATTCTGGCACCTCGGCAGCCTACTACACGTCCTGGATGAGAGTCAACAGCGTCAACGCGGTCAAGAATTACATCGAGGTCACCCTCTATTCTGATGCCGAAGTTCCGGCAGGAAAGAACTTTCCGCCATGTGAGCTCATGAATATCGCCCGTTATGGCAACCAGACCGATGAGTCGCTGCAGAGCTGTTTCTACATCTCCAGTTCCGAGGGTCGCATCGTCAAGCTGACGGGCGTCACAAAGCCGATACTAGAGAATTACAACTACGGCATGGTCTTCGGCGACATGCCTGAGTTCGTCAAGTCGCTCGACCTTCCTATCGTCAAGGGCAGGGATTATCTCTATTCAGCCGGCATCATCACCCAGGATATCATACAGATTGACTATCAAGGCAAACCGGTTGTCGATTATGTGGACCGGGGACCATGGTCAGAGGCGGCAGAATATTTCTGCTCAGCTCTCAATCCGGAAACCGGCAAGTACGAGACCTCCGACGTCTGGTATACCGGGTGCAAGTGGAGATGCCAGAAGACAGGTACCCATACCGCACCAAGGTGGAACAATACCGACTGGGCGATGATAGAGGGCAATCCTGCCTTCATCGTTGACTTTCTCGAAGACGAGACGATCTATGACTTCGACAACTTCCGGGCTCCGCTGACAGTCGTCGCATCGCTTTACGGCCAGGATATCACATCAGATATCCTCGACAGCGACGTAGCCTGGACCAGATACACAGAGAACAGGGCTGGTGAGCAGAGAGTCACAAGTGACAACATCTGGTCACTCGAAGTCGGTTCCAAGGCAGGCAAGGCTATCGTCCTGACCCAGTCAGACCTCTCCGTCGACAGCGAGGGAGTTCCGGCTAAGATCAGGTTCACGGCAACAGTTACACTTCGTGATGGTCTGGGCGATGAGGTCGCCCATGATTCCATCACTCTGGAATGTGTTTAATAACATATAAGATGAAATACAAAAGATTAGACATCAAGTACACGCCTCTGCAGGTACACTACTCCAAGTCCGTATCAGGCAGCGTTCCGCTCGAACAGACCTATGATGCTGATCAGGATGAGTATTCTCCTGACTACAGGCTGACGCCATGCGCCTTGCAGCCGGTCATCAGCATCATTGACCGAGATGGCATACTCCCGAGCGGACGTGTCAACAGCGAGCTGACGGACATCGCCTGGTACAGAGTTGAGAACGGAGTGGAGGGCAATGCGCTGGTTACGACACCCCAAAAGCATGTCATCACATCGTCCGGCGATAATGCTGGAAAATTGCTCTGGTATATCAACGCAGCACCGCAGAAGCCGATACTACTCAGATTCAAGGCCAAGTACCTGGACACCCGAACCAACCAGGTTCGCAATATTACGATGGACTACTCCATCAACTGCAAGAATGCGACCATCTACAAGCCAACGCTCCTGCTGTCAAGCGGTGACCGCTACTACAACCCACTCCGTGATACCGACAAGCAGGTCATCAATGCATCCCTGCTCCTCGGTTCTGAGGAGTGCGCCAAGAACAAGCGCCAGTTCGTCTGGGAACTTCTCCGGAGTCGTGGACAGTTCTCCGCAGTTACTGCAGATGACCTGGAGATCAAGATATCCGATGATGGTGCATCCGTCACGCTAGACCGCTCTCTCATGGGCAAGCGCATTTGCATCAGATGCAGAGCCAGATATTCTGCTGCAGGCAATCCGGCAAGCGTAGAGCTCAACGATGCAACCCCATTCAAGATAGTCAACATCGTCAGGAGAATTCCGTTCTACGATTACGACATGCTTGATACGGTCGATGAGGTGCTGCCTGACACGAAGGAGGTAAACCCAAGGGCAACTATTTTTGACAATGTAGGGGAAATAGCAAACCCTACGAGAGAGCTGCAGGTACTCTGGTGGATGGCACCAAATAATTCAGTACACTTCGAGAATGCTGTCCTTGTCGGACATGGCATGTCTCCGAGTGTTCCTACAGAACTTCTGGACCCAAACAGAGGAGCTATACTCGCGTTGGAAGTCAAAGACCTCGAACCCTTAGCTCTAGCAATGGATGCCGACGGCAAGGTCTTCGTGGACGCAGACGGCAATCCGTTTATTTTTCACTAATAATTATTTTTTTTAAATATGGAAAGATACATCAAGGCAAACCGCAAGGTTGCAGAGTTCCTTCAGCTGACCGAAGACAGAACTGAACTGCAGGATGGCAGTTTCCTTCTGTGGTGTCAGGACATCCTTCCGTTCGGTAAACCTATCGAGTTCGAGGAGACGCTGTCCAAGATTGGAGCTATCGCCATGGACGGCAAAACAGCCTGCAAGGAGCAGGACGGAGAAGTGTGTAACAAGCTGCCTGTAGCTACAGACAGCAGATTCATCATGAGAGAGGAGGCAAAGAATGAGTAGTGCAAGCAAATCGGTGAACATCAAGTTCATCCAGAAGATGGGTACATTCACGCCATCTATCCAGTCTCCGGATGGAGATCTCTACCAGGAGTACCAGAAAAACGGCGAAGTCGTCATCGTCTATCCCGACTTCTCGCAGTTGCAGCCTAAGCTCTACTTCGTAGTCCTCTCGTCAAGAGCAGCTGATGGTGTCACGACACCTGTCTCCATGCAGTTCTTTTTCAACGAGACGGAGATTCCGTTCAACAGCTCTGGCAAATCAACCGGTCTCTTCGAAGGTCTCTTCGAGATTATCAGACCAAGTACTTCGCAGTTCTTCTGGGGGCTGAAGATATGTAACAACCTAGTTAAGGCATCCAATTACACAGCCATCAATATCAAGATGGTTGGCAAGATTTCCGAGAGATCCAACCAGCAGGAGATTACCGATGAGGTACAGGCTGTATACGAGATACCGGTCGGTCCATACACAGGCGTAGCCTATCGAGTATCGATCAAGGCTCCTGCAAGCGATACACACAACTTCGTGCTCAACAACAAGGATGATAGCTGCCAGCTCGAAGCCAAAACCACGCTGGCCAACGAGATCCTGACATCAGGGCTATATTATAAGTGGTACAGAGCTACAAACAGCATCACGGGTTGGGAGCAGATTGCAGGAGCAAATGGCAAGACAATTACTGTCAAGGCATCCGAGGTCGATTGTACTCGCGAGTATATGGTAGAGGTCTACAATGACAAGGCCATGGGCAAGGATAATCTGCTGGGATTTGATTTCCAGACAGTCATCGACGCGTCGGATCCGTATGACATCGAGCCGAACCCGACACCAGCGGATGAGTCTATCAGCGAGGACGAGGCAGGTAATGGCACTGTGACCTATACACCTCGCATGATTGTCAGAGGTAAGTCGGAGGCAGTGGAAACTAAATTCTATTTCACGCTGAAATCTGGGTCCGGTGTCGTCCTCAACACCGAAGCGGCACGCAAGCCTACAGTCCAGTTGAGTTCTTTCGCTGTGACGAGAGAAGACTGCATACACGCAGGTTACAGCAACGTAGCATTAACTATTCAGTCAGTCAAGTAGCTTATGCCAATTATAACAAGAATTATCAGATTTCTCCGCATCGGTGTTGGCATATCCGACACCGATGTCGAGTATGCTGACTCCACGAGCAGCACCGTAGCGCCAAACACAGGCTGGCAGACTACAGCGCCGAAGTGGCAAAATGGTCACTTCATCTGGTCCAGAACTCGTATATATTATACCAATGGTCAAGAGAAGATCAGCAATCCTGTCTGCTTGCCATCCGGCAAGGGTGTAGTCAGCATCGTAGAGCAGTATTACCAGTCTGCGTCATCGTCGATACTTACAGGCGGCACCTGGGTCAGCAACAAGGCTCCTGCTTATGTTGAAGGCAAATTCATCTGGACTCGTTCAGTCATTACTTATACAGATGGCAGCAGTACTGCTACTGATGCCGTATGCGTGACCGGCAGCAAGGGAGACAAGGGAGATAAAGGCGACAAGGGCAGCACCGGCAGCGTCCTTCGAGGTCCGCAGCTGTGGAATACCTGCATCAATGGATACAGATTCGAAGCTGGTGGCGAAGGTGAAGAGTGGAAAGATACGGTCTTCTATAATGGCAATACCTATTCCTGCATCAAGACGCACGTCAAGACAGCAGATAATTATCCGGGGTCTGCAGCTGATCTGAACAACCATTATTGGAGACTGGGTCAGTCTATCGAACTCCTCATAGCCCACATCATCCTCACCCAATATCAGATGGTAGAGAACCTGGGTGTCCGTACCATCGAGATGAAAGATAAGGACGGCAACATTGTCTTCAAAGCTAAGGACGGCGATCTCGTTTGCAAGGGTGGCAATTTCGAAAACATTACGGCATCAGGAAACTTCAAGTCAAGAAATGAAAAAACCTGGAATGAAATCGAAATGAATGCTGATAAGGGTTACCTTGTAATGCGAGGACCAACTTCAGTTAACGATGACAACTGGGATTTACCAAGTTCAATTGCTGAAATGACAGACCTATTCAAGGTAAAATTTGAGTCAGATGGTGATACGCTGAGTCGAATTGCGACAATGGATTTATTTGGATTTGGTGGAAGGAAACGGGTGAATATAGATCCAGAATTTGGTTTAAGAATATACTCTAATGAGGGGACAGATGATGAGAGTCATCTGTTTTTGGGCAAGGATTCGATTGATTATAGTGACGGATTAGGTCATGTGTATCATAGTGATTGGAACAGTTTGCTAAAAAAAATATTATAAATAAATATGGAAGGTAAAAAATTCAATTCCGTGACGAAAGTCACAACCGTCAACAGCAACCAGAGCCTGCTGCTGACAGACCAGAATGGCAATGTCACTAGCATCGGTATGGATGCGTTCAAGGCTGACCTTGCTGTTGGTCAGCATGCCTGGTGCGGAAGAGTGTGGGACACCGCAAACGCAACGCCTAAGGCTGCATCATACATTGGCTCACTTGAATTGCTGAAGGAGTTGCCATACGTCCTCGGACTTGGCGCATACTTGGTCAAGAATGACCACAGCCGCAGAAAGCTCGACAGCAAGGATCACCACAAGTATGCTACTGGTGAACCGGCAAGGCTGGATGGTACAGAAGGTCACTATCAGTGGGGCTGGGGCAGAAAATTCTACGTTGTCATCAAGGATATTGGCGGATTGCACTATGAGCAGATTGGCATCAAGCCAATTCCTGGTGAATACAATCTTGAGATACCAATCGGCAGTATTTCTGCAGCTGGCTTCGCTACTATTGAGCGTAGTACCGGACGCCTGGTTAGTTACATCAACGATGCAGCTAACTACCGTGGTGGCGACAACAATGCTACCTATGATGGCAAGAACAATACGTTGCTGGGCAGACCTGCTACCGCTATGACTACAGAGCAGTTCAGAGCTGCAGCGCGTAAGAACGGCAAGGGTTGGCTTTGCACAACCATGCGACATACATCCATTGTCGCAATTCTGTTCAGTGTCATTTTCGGTACACATTACGATCAGGATGCAGTCAATGCCAACAAGGATGCCAACGGACTCTTCCAAGGTGGACTCGGAGCAGGCTTGACGCAGATGCCGAACTGGGAAGCCTACAATGGTTGGCGACCAGTTGCACCAATGAGTGCAGGCATTGAACTTGGTGATTCATGTGGAGAAGCGACCTATGCCGTAAAAAATGATGCAGGGGCAACGGTCTATAATGCCAAGATACCATGTTTCTTCGGTTATAAGAACGGCTTTGGCAATCTATGGCGAATGATGGATGATGAGTTCTGCCAGGTGAATAGTGACAAGACCATGACCCACCTGGTCGCTCCGTCTATTTACGGCTCCTGGACTATCGGCAATGCTACCGGCATGAAGACGTTGAGCAAGTCACCTGGCGGTGGTGAAGGATATATCAAGACCTTGTCGATGGAACATCTAGAGAACTTCTGTACGCAGATTGGTGCTACAGAGTCAACCTATTCGACAGGTTATTTTTGGAATACGTCAAACGCTACTTCCAGTTTTCGCCTGTGTCTTCGCGGTGGCTACGCTGACACTGGTGGTCTCTGCGGTCTTTCGGCGCTCTACGTGTACAATGCTGTCTCGGGTTCCAATGTGAGCTACGGTGCGGCCCTCTGCGAAGCAGCATCCGAGTGGTCATTGGATCCAGTGTATTACGAGGCGGCCTAAAGTGTTCAGAGGTGTGCTGGCGTGAGCAGGCGTGTGCAGGATTGACCAAGGTTCCCAAGCGGAGCCAAGGGCAATCCTGAGCACCCTGCGAGCGTAGCGAGCAAACCCTACCGCCCTTGGGCGGTCGATTTTTTTTGAAATTTCGCTCTTTGACATTCTTTCATTCCGATTTTTTTCAGTACCTTTGCAGGCGGTTTTCAAACCAGGCTGTGATTCCTGCGCCGGTTTTCGCCTGTGTCTTCGCGGTGGCAACGCTGACAATGGTGGTCAATGCGGTCTTTCGACGCTCAACGTGAACAATGCTGTCTCGGATTCCAATGTGAACTACGGTGCGGCCCTCAACTTAACAAGATACTGCAGGTTAGTTTGCTTAGCTGCAGAGATTTCGGGAGTCAGGCCTTGCCTCATGGCAAAACATACACTTTAGCAGAATAGCAAGTAGATGATGGCAATGGGTCATCCGGTCGAAAGTTAGGACATTAGAAAAGCAGACAACAGACACAGACACCGACATTTATCAGACACCGCCCTTTTTTTTATAAATAAAATTTTAAGCAAGTGAAGAGGTTAGGTAACATTTCACAGGCGGTTGAGACTTTGCAAAATTTTCGTGAAGCATTTTTTGATTTTTCGAGGCACAAGAAGTCCCGTCTCTCAGTACAAGCGTTTGAGGCAGAGTTTGAAACAAATCTTCAAGCCCTGCTAAATGCATATGTTAATCAGACATGGCATACATCAGACTATGAGGCCAAGCCGGTTGAAAAACCCAAGCATCGTATAGTCAATAAGTTGCCTGTTGGCGATCATGTCATTCAGCATGCAGCCATGCACACCAGTGAAGATAAGTTGAGAGCCAAGATTCCTTTCAACAGTCCAGCTGGTACCAAGGGGCGTGGCACGCATTTCTTCTACAAGATTATCAAGCAGGACATCTATACCTCGCCACAGCTAGAGACATTCTATTGCTTGCCCATGGATATACATCATTATTTCCAGCATGTTGAGCACAATCTGCTCAAGAGAGAGTACAGGTTGTATATCAAGGACCGCAAGCTGCTTGCATTCATCGACGAGGTCGTTGACAGCTATGCCAACGGCATAGTGCTGGGCGTCAAGCTTACACAACTTTTGGGGCAACTGTTTCTGGCGAGGTTTGACTATCTCGCCATGCGGTGTTTCGACATACTCCAAGACCCCGAGAAACACGGCTACTGGCAGGCTCGGTACGTCACAGACATGCTCCTCACATGCCGCTCGGAGCAGCAAGCTATCGTTTTAAATGTGGGGGGGTAAAATCCCTCAATGAGCGCTTCGACCATTTTTGCCGCGAAGGGCTCAAACATTATTATAGATTCATGGACAATATCTTCATCATGCATGAAGATAAGGTCTTCTTACGCCTCATGGCGGAGCTTGCAGTCATGCACTTGGCTAGAGACTGGAAGCTCCGCATCAATAGAAGTTGGAATATTCATCGTACATGTGACGGCATAGACTTCTGTGGACAGAAGATCTTTGCCGACCATGCCCTTTTGCGCAAGCGCACCAAGCAGGCACTCTGTGCCCAGGTGGCAAGATTGCGCAAACGTGGACTTAACGATGAACAGATCCGGCGCAAGGCAGCATCCAGGCTTGGCCTAGCCAAACACGCAGATACAAAAAACTTATTAAATAAAATCGGTATGAAAAAGTATGGTCAGATTGTGAAGGCTCGCAAGGGAGAGGTTCCCTTCGAGGGCATGAGCATGGCACAGAAGAAGCATCCAGGCGATATCCTGTGCCACAACATTGAGGACTATGACAAGTTCCTCATCCTCATAGAGGATTACAAGATAGATAAGTCGAGAGTCGACTTCAAAATGGAGCAGGTTGAAGAAGTTGACGACCAGGGCGTCAAGCACATAGTCACCAAGAAGGTGCCTAAGGACCGCCTAGCCATCCGCTTCCGTTTCATCGATCACGTCCGGAAGACAGGACAACTCGATGAACATGGCGATGAGATTGAGGAGCCGGTTTGGCAACCTGAGTCGTGGTGGCTCTTTACTGGCTCAGATATTCTGGTTGACCAGGCACGCAAGGAGTGGGAACTGCTGGAAAAGGGCTTCTACACCGTTGCAGCCGAGCTAACCAACAAGTTTGGCAAGAAATTTTATAAGTTTATCTAGATGCACAAGAAATTTTATCTTTGCCGTATGTCATACTTGAGATATGACAGCAAGCATTTTCTTCTGTTCCTGAGTGAGCAGAAAGTAGAAAACTATCACCCAGACACCACCATGTCGGAGTCTGATGGCGATAGTAAGACAGTGACAGCCTACAGCTACGAGGGCACAGAGATTGACGGCTCCACTAAGATTGAGGCTGAGTCGGCAAGCTATCGCGAGTTCGTGAATGGCCTGGTTCGTACTAAGTACAGCCAGAGCGATGTCGAAGCCATCCTGTGCAACCATGGTGATGGCAACAGGGAGCACGAGACAGAGTACCAAGTATTCCAGGAGTGGCGAGAGCAGGCTAAGCAGATGGCCAGAGAGTTACTCGACCGGGATATCTCATAGTTATCAGATACGGCAGGAGGATGACAGTCCTTTCTGCCGTATTTTTATATTCCTTATATTATATGTACCTTTGTGCCAGTTTTAAAAAAGGTACAGATATGCAGAGAAATACCAAGGATTGGATACACTACAGCTCTGCTGGCATAGTACTGATTGCTGGCATTGTGCTTGTGTACATCAGCTTTTTTATGTCCCACGACGTCACGTCTAACGTCTTGTGGTACTTTGGGCAGAGTCTGGTTTACGTGGCAACCGTCTTTGGTTTCGCACTGACTTTTGACACCAGAGTTAAAGACATTATCAATAAATATTTTAACAATAAAAATGGCACGCAAGATTAAGAAAATTTTCGTTCATTGTACAGCAAGCCGACGGTCATGGTCTGTCGATGCCTTGCTCAAGGAATTTAGAAACAAAGGCTGGCATTATCCAGGCTACCACTGGGTCGTAACCGCTGATGGCAAGTACATGCAGCTCATGACAGAAGACCTGCCGTCCAACGGAGTCAAGGGGCACAATTTCGATTCAGTCAACGTGGCATACATGGGTGGAATATCCCGCACTGGCAAGGCTATCGACAACCGCACGGAGGCACAGAAACAAGGTTTGCGTGAGTTGCTCAAGGAATTGAGAAACCGCTACCCTGAAGCCAAGATCATGGGACATCGTGACATCTCGCCTGACAAGAACCACAATGGGGTGGTCGATCCATGGGAGCGCATCAAGGAGTGTCCTTGCTTCGACGCAATTCCGGAATATGCCGACATTTAACATCAAGGATTATGCAGAAACATCTCAAGTCAATCATCATGGCCATATCGGTGATATTGGTCATCATCGCCTGTTTCTGGGTTTTTGACCATCGACAGCAGCGAGCGGAGCAGGAACTGAGAGAACAGCTCAATGGGCTGAAACTTCAGTATGCTCCAGCCGAGCGAGACACCATCCGAGACTCGCTCACGGTCATCACGCAGCAGGTGCTGCAGATGCCGGCTGAGGAGTACAAAATTCAGGCCTACGACCGCCAACTGATCCATGACCTGGACATTCGTCTTGGCCAGGTCTTGGCAGACCAGCGCACGAGTCTGAGTACTGCTGATACGGTCAAGACTGACCGCAGCGACTCGGTCTATACCTACAGCGACCGATGGCTCAGTTTCCGTCTCAATACGGCGGACTCCATCTTGACATACAAGGCGAGAGATAGCCTCCAGACCATCGTCTACAGGCAGTACAAGCACAGATTCCTCTGGTGGCGGTGGGGCACCAAAGGCTATGATGTCAAGGTCATCAACTTCAATCCCCATTCCAACATATTATATAACAGCTATATACAAGTCAACCGATAATGGCAAGACAAGAGGTATATACAACAGTCATCAAGCTCAACTCAGAGGAGGCAAAGAACCGACTCAAAGAGTTGGAGGACAGAGTCGCTCGTCTGAAGAAGGCTAAACAGGATGCCTTCTCGGCGGGCGATTCCCGTTTAGGCGCATCCCTCGCCAAGGATCTGAAGGCCGCAGAGCGAGAGATGAAGCAATTCAAGAACTCAACCATGAGCGTCAAGGAGACACTCGACAACCTGTCTAGTGCAAGCCTCGGACAGCTGGAGAAGGCAGCAAGACATCTGAAGGGGCAGATGAAGGCAGCATCTGACCCTTCAGACTTCGCCAAGCTGGATGCACAACTCTCAAAGGTCAAGGAGCAGATGCTTGCCCTGAAGGGCGCAACACGCAAGGCTGATGAGGAAGCGAGACGCATGACCGCAACGGTGTCAAATCTGAAACATGCTTCACTCAATGACCTCAACTTCACAGCTTCCAAGCTACGTAGTCAGATGGCTGACTACGACCCGACATCTACCATGTACGCCTCCAGAGCTTCGCAGCTGAAACTTGTGGAGGCAGAGCTGGAACGCATCCGACAGAGCGAGCAGAAGGTGGTCACCCTCATGCAGCAGTATGACAAGGAAATTGACCGCACAAATGTGGATATCAAGGAGACCAAGAGGCAGATGCAGCTCGTCAACAACACCATGGCCAACCTCAAAACCTCCTCCATCCGTGACCTGGAGTACTCCATCAAGGCACTGAACCAGCAGATGCATGGCATGGAGCGTGGTACCGAGCAGTTCAAGCAGATGGAGCTGAAGGCGAAGCAGCTGAAGGCTGAACTGCAGGCAGTCAGAGCCGAAGGCGTAGCTCAAGAGTCCTGGATCAAGCGCTCTGCAGACTGGTTCAACCGAATGCAGGGCATTGCCTTTGGAGCCGTCGCTGCAATCTCCGGCATCACCTTCACCGTCAAAAAGTGTGTAGAGGAGTATGCCAAGATGGACGATGAGATGACCAACGTCCGAAAATATACCGGGCAGGCAGCCGAAGAGGTTGAGCGCATGAACGAGGACTTCAAAAAGATGGACACCCGAACCCCTCGACAGAAGCTCAACCAGTTAGCCGAAGATGCCGGAAGACTCGGCATCACTTCGACTGCAGCAGTTGAGGAGTTCGTAGATGGAGCCGATAAAATCAATGTCGCCCTCGGTGATGACCTCGGCGATAAAGCAGTCTCTCAAATCGGTAAACTCGCCCAGATGTTCGGCGAAGACAAAACCAAGGGTCTGCGAGGCGCCATGTTGGCAACAGGTTCTGCAGTCAATGAGTTGGCGCAGAATTCTTCTGCCTCTGCCGGTTATCTCGTTGACTTCACTGCCCGTGTGGCAGGTGTCGGCAAGCAGGCAGGCTTTACACAGGCTCAGATCATGGGTCTCGCTTCTGTCCTTGACCAGAACATGCAGCAAGACGAGACTGCTGCAACCGCAGTTCAGAACCTCCTCGCTAAGATGTTCCAGGACTCCTCAAAGTTTGCAAAGATTGCTGGACTCAATGTCAAGGACTTCGCCAAGACTTTGAAGGAGGATGCCAACGGCGCACTTCTCCAGTTTTTGGCAGCCATGAGAGCCAAGGGCGGTTTTGCCGACCTTGCACCAATGTTCGAGGAAATGAAGATGGATGGATCCAGGGCTACTGGAGTCCTCACCGTCCTCGCAGACAAGCTCGATGACATCAAGACTGCCCAGAACCTGGCAAACGAAGCTTATTCCGAAGGCACATCCGTCCTCAATGAGTTCGAGACACAGAACGAGAGTGTACAGGCTCAACTTGACAAAGCGAGCAAGAAGTTCCTGGATCTCTCCATAGAACTGGGCCAGAAACTCTATCCTGCAGCACGATATTGCATATCTGCTGCCAGTCTCGGAGTTCGGGCACTCTCAACCCTCGTTGATTTCGTCAAAGATTATTGGCGCATATTAATTGTGCTGACAGCTGCCATCGTCACCTATACTGCAGTATCTAAGGCCAAGTTGATCGCAGAGAAGGCGCAAATGGCATGGCTCAACATCATGATTCTACGCGAAAAGGCGCATCTCGTCCTTGTAGGTCTTAAGACATCTGCTCTCAAGACCATGGCAATCGTTCAGATGGCGTTGACACGAGAAATAAAACTGACCACAGCTGCGCAAATGTTGTGGAACAAAGTGTTGTTGGCCAACCCGATCACTGCTGTGATTGCTGTTGTCGTAGGCCTCACAGCAGCAATCGTTACCTTATCCAAGGAGACGAGCACCGCAGAGCAGGCTCAGCGTGACTACAATGATGCCGTGACTGAAGCCAACAAACAGGCTGCAGACGAGGAGGCAGCCATCATGCGCCTCGTCTCTACTATCCAGTCCAACACCAGTGCAGAGGCAGACCGCAAGGCAGCCCTGGAGGAACTCAACGGCAAGCTGATGCGTGAACACCTCGGCAACATCACCGAGGAAGCAGTGCGCACCGGTCAAGCAACAAGGCAGATCCAGTCCTACATCGACTGGATGAAAAAGAAGATCGTCATCGATGGCTTGCAGAAGAAACTGGCTGAGTCTATAGCTAAGCAGGCTGAAAATGAAGACTTGCTTAGCGAAGCAGACAACGACAAGCGTGGTTTTTGGGCAAAAGTTTGGGGACGTATTAATCCATTTGCAGGTAGAAAAACAAAGATGCTAAACTTAGCATCTGATAACAGAGAAGCGTTCAGGGAGACTGTAAACCACGAAATTGAGAGAGAGAGGCAATATCAGCAGAAGCTCATCGATAAGATAAAACAGCTGGAGTCCCAGCACTTCGAAATCAATGATCCGGAGCCATGGCGCAACAATGGCTACAATGGCAAGGGCAATGATGGTACCATCATTAAGAAGCAGAGGACAGCCGGCACTCATCAGGTTTCAGAAAAAGAGCGCAAGGCTCGTGTCAAGGCAGAGAAGGCAGCTGCAGCCGAGGCACGTAAGCGCCAGGCTGCAGCCAAACGCAAGCAGAAGCAGGCAGCCGATAGCATCAAGGCTGAGACCAACGAACTGATGGCAGACAACGCCAAAGCCTATGCAGAAGGCAAGAAAACCTATCAGCAGTTCATCGATGACCGTCAAAACATCCAGATTAAGGGTTTTGCCAAGCTGAAGCAGTTGTATGGTGCTGAGAGCAATGAGTATAAGCAGTTACTTGACAACCAGGTCAATGTTGTCAAGCAGCATGATGCTGCCATTCAGAAGATGAATGAGCAGACCATTGAGCGTGAACGCCTCCAGAAGGAGGCTAGCATCAAAGCTCAGTACAATGATGCCAGTTCAGCTATCTATCAGAATGATACCGCTCTCAATGAAGCCCTATATAAGAATGATGTCGAAGCCATGAAAAAACGTCTTGCACTCTACAAAGACAGAGAGGGCAGCGAGGAGTGGCTGGATCTGAAGGCTGAGATGGAACAGGCTGAGCTCGACCACCAGTTGCAGATGCAAGAGTCATACCAGAACCAGCTGCGTGAACTCCGCCAGCAGTTCGGTAAGCAAGACCTGCAGGCACAGGAGACCATGTACCTCAATGGCCTTGACAATCTCTACAAGCAGGGATTAATCAAGGAGGAGGAATATCAGCAGATGAAGTTGGAGATAACCAAGCAGTTCGCTTCCCAAAGAGCGCAGATTGATGCTGATGATCATGGTGCTGGTAGCGCTCAGCTGAAGATTAATGATAAGTCATCAGAGATGGTCAACAGCGCCAGGGCTGCAGCAGGTGAGTCCCAGTCGACCGGCAATGCAACTCTGGGTGGATACTTCTCTTCACAGATTCAGAACTACCAGAACACCATGGAGAAGTTGAAGGAGTTGTATGGCAACGACAAGCAGAACCATGCTGCATACATGCAGGCCAAGGCGCAGGTCACCGCCGACTTCCTCGACAACATGGTGCAGCAGACATCTGCGGCATACAACGGCATCAACAACATTCTTTCTTCTGCGTCAGCATACGCTCAGGCATGCTCAGACCTGGAGCAAGCCAAAATCTCCAAGAACTACGAGAAGCAGATTGCAGCAGCTGGCAAAAACTCGAAGAAAAAGAAAAAGTTGGAAGAGAAGCGTGACAAGGAACTGGCTGCTGCCAAGTCGAAGGCTAACAAGAAGGCGATGAAGATCGAGATTGCTCAGGCAATCGCATCTACGGCCATGGCTGCTATCAATGCATACTCTTCTGCTGCTGCCATCAAGGGTACCGGCTGGTTGTTGGCACCTATAGCTGCAGGAATGGCCACAGCTGCCGGAATGTTGCAGATTGCGACCATCAAGAAGCAACACCAGGCTGAAGCTGCCGGATACTATGAGGGTGGATATACTGGCGGTACCAGGTACAGAAAGGAGGCTGGAGTTGTGCATGAGGGTGAGTTCGTCGCTAATCACAATGCCGTCAACAACTCATCCATCCGTCCGGCTCTTGACCTCATCGATAGGGCCCAGCGCACCAATACAGTTGGCTCGCTGACTGCTGATGATATCACACGTTCTCTGGGACAGGGCGGCAGTACCGTGGTGGCTCCTGTTGTCAATGTTAACAATGACAACACCGAAGTACGCCAGTCCCTCGATGGTGTCAATGCAGCCGTCAGCCGTCTGACACAGACGCTTGACGATGGCATTGAGGTCGAGGTTCCGATATCTGGCCGTAGAGGTCTGCACCGCAGACTGCAGGATTATCAGCGCATTTTAAACAATAAGTAGTGGAATATGATAACATGCATCATCAATGGCCATAAGGCCTATCCCATTTCTACATCATCCATCAAGGTGACATACGCCAACCAGTATGTCACCGATGATGGTGAGTACACCTATGACATCACCTTCCCCATGAATATCCTGGAGCACCGTGTCATATTTAAGAATGTCTCGCGACTGGAGGTCAAGAAGAACATCGCCAAATACGATGACTGCAAACTGTTCTGTAACAGCCAGCTCATCATGAGTGGTGTCGGTACCATACTCTCCGTGAATGAGAGAGAAATCAAACTGCAGATAGTCGGAGGCAAATCACGCATCAAGTTCAACGACCGCATGACCAAGCACTACATCGATGAGATTCCGTTTGGCACAGCTGACAAGCCCGGTTATACAGTTGATAAGGGCTGGTCTCAGGGGTGGAAAGGTTTTCAGAAGATTAATGACATCTATAGATTGGATGATGATAAATCGAAGTTCCTGGGAGTAGAGGGTAAATGGTGTTTTGTTCCTGTACGGGACGAAACAAATGATATGATTGCCAATTTTGTCGGAGTAGCTAAAACGAAAGGATTTATTGGCTACAATGCACCATTTATCATGAACCTGGCTGTTCAGCCAAACTTAATGTATATCTTCCGTAAAGTGGTAGAATATGAGGGATACACGCTCAAGCGCAACGACTTCGACTGCAAGCCGTGGAACCTCCTGTATATCGCATCGGCCTACAAGACTCGTGAGCTGCGAAGGGCACTTCCTCATTGGTCGAGCTATACTTTTATAGAGGAATTTCGAAAG